GGTTGTTACAGCTATGAAACCAATACTTAAAACAGCATGGAAGAAGATAAAGTTATCAAAGGACAACCCAGAAGTTTCTTGAAAAAAATGAAAGATGTTGCAGAAGATAAAGAACATCAAATAGAATTTTTAGGAACTATAGTTAGACTAGGTGTAGTAGTATGGTCTGGATTTATAATTACCATGAACTATGTAGATATACCAATGGTTAAAAAATCTGGTAACTCTGACATCACTTTCGTGGCCAGCGTTTTTACGGGAGCATTGGCTACATTCGGTCTTACTACTGGTAAGAACGGTGGAAGTAAACCTCCTGTATGTCCTATGGCAAACAAAGACAAACCAAAAACATGACCACCCAAATAATTGATAACTTTTTACCTATTAATTTATTTAAAGAAATACAAAAAGAAGTTGTATATAGTGAAGATTTTTTATGGCGACATATACATTCCTTAAATGACTCTCAAACTAATAATTTAGATACGTATTTTGTTCATCTAGTATATGAGGACAACGAACCGATAACAACATTTTGGAATATTGTAAAACCAATAATTTCATACTTACCTGATTTTAAAAGTTTAATTCGTATAAAAGTTAATTTATACGTTAGACAAAATAAAATAGTTGAGCATACACCTCATACAGATGATGATTACCCACATAAAGGAGCTATATTATCTCTTAATACATGTGATGGTTTTACAAGATTAGAAAATCAAACAGTCGATAGTGTAGAAAACAGGTTATTAATTTTTGATGCGAGTCGTACACACAATTCAACAAGTACTACCACACCACTAGGTAGATTTAACATTAACATAAACTACGTATGAAAAAACTAATCATACTCTTAGCAATATTATCACCCAGCATAGCTAGAGCAAATGTCGTAACCCCTCAGTTTACCACAGGGTCGATGAACAGCACGACCACAACCACACAGACTATAACCGAAGTAGAACAGCGTCAAGTTTTTGGTGCTGAAGTAAAGACGTGGAACGGATCTAATGTAACACCCTCTGCTGATATAGCAGCTAGTGGTACTACATTTACCATAACAGATACAACTCTAC